GCGAGGGAAACCGAAAGACAGGAAGTCTCAAGGAAGTAACCGCTAAACGACTTGAATAGTGACAACTTAACAGAGGTGAATTTGATGATTAATTTGCATAAACCTAAACTATGTTCATCTAATCGAGGTTTCGTTTGTTTGGATATACTTTTAGACACATACACATACTATAATCATTACAAACTCGCCTATATGCTTAAACAGCGAGTGAAAGAGTACATTAAGAAGTCTTTTTCTTATCTTGAATATTACCGTTTAACAGGTAAATTTCTAGTTAAAGACTTCCATGACGAGTACGACTTTAATAAATTGTTTAGCATGTACCTAGACAGTAAGGATGAATATATATTTTATAATGATTATAAGCTAAGTTTTAATAAAGGTAATATTACCTACGGGAAAGGAAATTATCTACGTCCCATCAACAATATCCATTGCTATTGCTTAACGTTGGAGGAAATAGCTTATGACAAAATACTTTCTTGACGACTTCAATACAGCCGTAGCTTATATTGAATATTATTTCAATATCCGTAAGTTTTCCCGTAACGAAGAACATGAACTAATTGATTGCGGTCTTAATTTCGACAAAGCACTCGTAATTTTACATAACGCTGTTACAGATTTTATTTATCTTGATACGGAACTTCCACTACAGCGTGTTATTTCTAAACCTCAATTCATGAGGTTTCTTGTTAAACATAATTTCTACATTAATGAATTCTATTTTAACAATGTTACCGTCAACTACGTGCTTCAAAACGGCGCTCCATATATCATAATCAACGACAACTTCCACAAGTCCGTTAGTTTTACAACTCTATATCTAATCACCCTTCTATATTTCATTACCCCGGTATTCTGATGCAGTACTTTAAAGCCCTTAAACCAGTAATCTTCCTTAATAACAATCTTGCTGATCTGAAGTTCGATTGGAATTATTTCATCCTATATAAGCACGATATTATCCCCTTCGACTACTGCCCACCTAATGTTCGTGATCATTATCTTGACTTCAAGAATGTTTATACAATGTTTTCTAAGCAGAAGTTCCACGATGTAGATAGGTTTATGCTCGCCTATGACGGTTCTCACAAGACTGGCAATATTATATATAACGCCGGAAGAGTGGTAGAATTCTGCCCCATTCCATCGCTAAAAGTAATTATGGCTGACGATTCTTACGTCATGCTTGTGCGCGGTAAATTCTATAACATCACTTTTAACGATATCCTCCTTATGTCCGGTATTTATTCCCAGGAGCAGATTCTTGCACTACAGTCGAAGAATTTTGAGTGAGATTCAAGAAAAACATAATCTCTGTCAGGAATATGGTATAAGGCATAAATTTTGGCCAACTATCTCTCACAACGGTGTTAATGGCGGGCTTGATTATGAGTTGTCTCCTAATACTTGGTTGTCTATTGATCTTCAATCTATTGGGGATAAAACAACTTTTGTTGAGCAATCTATAAAACGTGGTACTCCTTATCTATCTTTCGACGAGGTTGCGTCTCTTATTGATATTAATCTTTTGCCACTCTCTGTGCTGGAGGCCTATGGCCATGAATAAAGGTAAATTACAAGATTGTTTTCAAGTTATAAATTATTGTAATACTAACTCTATCGCAATACGATTTTCCTTCAAAGTTTATAATTCCTACTATAAAGCAAACTTGAAATACCGTATCGGCGATGTTGTCGTTAAAATTAATATAGTAACCCACAAATTATACATCCGTGAGAAAAACTGCATTCGCTTTATCAATTGTGATATTAATAAACTCACTCGGTATCTCCCGCCCAACGCCATACCTGCTTTCATAAGAAAGGCGTATAATGTTTAAATGGTTTGACGCTGATGAATTTTACGAGCAATGCTTTGAAAATAACATCGACGTAACTGTCTCTTACCACATCTATTCTATTGATGACCGGAATCTTACCCTCCACTACACAGTCGAAGGAGATTACTATTATTACCTAAGTCACGATAAAGGCGAAGTCGTTATCCGCAAACTGCATAAGCGCAAACCCTTTGCGCAAGCTATTTCTCTTGAAGAACTTGCCAAGATAGTGTCCTGGAAGGGTATTCCTTCCGTTTTTAAGTACGAACAACCAACACTGATTTAAGGAGTAAATAATGTTGTCACGCGAAGAAATTCTCCCGTTTGAAAGTTTCTTTATCTCAAAGAAGGATTATATTAATAATGTAGTTGTAGTTATCGACTATTCCGAATATACTGATTTTGTGCAGTACCCGGGCAACAACAAGAAAACTAAGGTTAACAAACTTGTTTTCTTGATTGAAGGCGGATCGACGGTTACTACTACTAGTTCAGTAGTCCATAAGCAGTTTACCGAGTACCTTCATGAATGCACCAACGATGAACTAGAAGCATTCCCAGTCCGTTGCATGATTACTGAGGTTGAAGCAAAGTCTGGCAATAAGTATATGTCAGCTAAGTTTAGGAAGTAGAAAGGAGGAAGGCGCGTAACAGTTCTGTTGCGCGCCTTTCTATTATGGCTAAGAATGATCTAATTAACGATATTTTGCGTTATCAGAGAAACGCTGAGCGTAAGCTTCTTCGTTTTAAGCAGCAGGGTGTTTCGCAGCGTAAATTTGTTAAACCGGATATTTTACCAGCAGCGAAGCTTAAGACTTTAAACATGACCCAACTTAAGAAACATGCTGAGGGGTTGAAGTCTTTTAATTCTGTTTCTAATAACTTTGTGCAACTTGCCAACGGTAAACACGTCCACCGGTCTAAGTGGGCTGAGTACAAGAAAGCTGAGAAACTTCGCAATGATCGCATAAAGCATATGAATCAGCGCCTCAAGAAGGTTGCTTCATCTAATACAGCGTTTAAGTCTCTTGCAGAGGAACGCGACCTACTTGTTGTCAAACACCCTATTAGGGGGCTTCCGTCGCCAGTGGGGTATTACGAGTTCCACAGAAGCCCGAAGCAGGTTAATAGCGAGGACGCTCTTGATAAACTCACCAAGGCTTACAAGTTCGAAGCTAGCCCTGAAGGCCGTAAAAAGAAAGCGGCTAGTTTTCGATCGAGCATTGAGGGCATGATTCAAATGGTTGCCCCTGAGCTCATGAATGTTGTTCAAGATTTATCTGACGATCAGGTTATTGCTTTGTGGTCTTTGGATCCTAATTTTGCCAGGGCGTTGAAGATGAATTATGATATTGTTATGGAATGGCTGAGCGGTGGTGAGGAAGCGGTTATTGAGGCTTATAATACTGAGGCGTTTCGACAGAATGTTCCTGATATTGTTCGTCAATTAGATTGGGTTCAAAGTGCTTTCCCGAAAAATAAATCTGGAAGAAAAACAAGTAAAAGAAAAACTAAGCGCCGTCGCTGATTTTGAAACTACTACTGATCCGGAGGACTGCCGTGTTTGGGCTTGGGGTATTGTCCCTGTTAAAGCAGATTGCTGCAAGGATGATATGGCTTATGGTGTGGACATTAAGTCTTTTATTTCATATGTTGAAGGCACTAATTACGAGGAAATAAATTTCCATAATCTAGCTTTCGACGGCGACTTTATTATTTCCTACTTACTCAACAACGGCTATAAAGTCAACCAAGATGAGGCGCTTATTCCAAAACAGTTTTCCACTCTTATTTCCAATATGGGGCAATACTATTCGCTGAAAGTTAAATTCCCCAACGGGAAACTTATCACCTTCATAGACAGCCTCAAGAAGCTCAATATGAGTGTGGCTAATATCGCCAAATCATTTAATCTCTCTTTGAATAAGCTGGAGATAGATTATCACGAGAATAGGGAAATAGGTCATAAGCTTACTGATGAAGAAGTAGATTATCTGGCCAATGATGTCATTATCGTATCCCAAGCGCTTGCGCAAGTTTATGCTGAGGGTGATACAAAGATGACCATCGGGTCAGACAGCCTCGAGAACTACAAGAAGATGCGTAATGAGTTCGATACCCTTTACCCTATTCTTCCTCTAGATCTAGATGATCAAATTCGATGGGCCTATCGTGGCGGCTGGACGTATTTGAAGAAAGGCCGCGAGCAACAGATATGGTCTAATGGTAGTGTGTACGACATTAATTCGCTCTACCCGTCTGTCATGATGTACAATAAACTACCATATGGCAATCCCATTTTGTTTGATGGTAAACCAGATAAAGATATGCTGTTTATTGTTTCTATAACATTCACGGCGCATCTTAAAGAAGGTCATCTTCCATGTATCCAAATTAAAGGCCACGCCCTGTTTTTGGGCACGGAATATCTTGAGCATATACCGGAACCGGAAACAATGTCTGTTACTAGCGTTGATCTTGAATTGTGGCAGAAGCACTATGATATAAATATTCTTTCGTGGAATGGTGGTTTCTACTTTCATTCTGCTACGGGTTATTTCGATGATTACATCAATCATTATATGGCTATTAAAGAAAAAGCAACGGGCGGCAAACGGCTCCTTGCGAAGCTGCACCTTAATTCCCTATACGGTAAATTTGCCAGTCGCCCGCGTATGATTGGTAAATATCCTACGCTAACAGAAGATGGAGTAATTAAGCTTCTAGAAGGGAAAGAGGAAGTTAAAGAACCAATCTATACCCCGCTTTCAGTATTCATTACAGCTTATGCCAGGTTAAAGACAATCACAATCGCTCAAAATAATTACGACCGCTTCATCTATGCAGACACTGATTCTCATCATATTTTGGGTGAACCGGTAAATTATTCAATGGAAATTCATCCAACTAAACTCGGAGCTAGCAAGAGAGAATACGGTTTCCGGTACGGGCTGTATTGGAGGTCGAAAGCTTATATTGACTTGACGGAAGATAATAAATATGAAGTTCATATCGCAGGCCTTCCGAAATATATCGCAAATGATCTTAAATTCGCCGACTTTTATCCAGGTAATGTGATACAGGGTAAATTGCGGGCCAAGCGCGTCAGGGGTGGAACTGTTCTTGTTGACACTCCGTACGAACTTAAACTATGATGCTTTTGTTGCCGGTAGGTGGCTATAGCGGGGTGTCGAGCCTGATAAGCTTCCTGTATAGTGAGAGTGTGACAACTCCCCTACCGGCACGCTGAAAGGATATAATGAGTGATGAAGTAGCCTCAAAGACTGAGGAAAAGAAAGAAGATACTCCTGCTAAGGCTGAGTATGCTAAGAATTTCATGAAGATGATGGAGGAATTTCGTTCTGAAATTTCTTCTTTGCGCACTGAATTTGAGTCGGTGCGTGAAGCATTCAATAGCCAGCTTCCTACCGCGCCGGAGAAAGAAGAGGAAGCTATGGACCTGGCCGATGAAGAATTTTTCGCTATGTTGAGGGGTGAAGCATAATGCCAGATAAACTAACTAAAGACTATAACCGCCTGTACCTTGATTACGTGCGCCGTCACGCGTCGATTGACTACCAGTCCCGTATCCCAGACGTGAACAAGGCAAATATGGCTCAGATCGGCTCAAAGATCATGAACTATGAGCCAGCCTACAACGAGTTCCTTGACACTCTGGTCAACGTGATCGCAGAGCAGAAGGTTCGTGGTGTTATCTGGAACAACCCTCTGAAAGAATTCAAGCGTGGTGAATTGGCTATTGGCGGCACCATCAGTGAAATTTATGTAGACATCATTGACGGCCAGCCGTGGAAGCAGGATGTCGACTACGAGTCAATGTTCGCTCGCCGTCTCCCTAGGGTTGAAGAGTCCTTCTACAGCACCAACCGCCAGCAGTTCTACCCCATCAGCATTAGCGATGCGGTAGTTCGACGTGCGTTCCTGAAGCCTAACGGTCTTGATTCCCTGATCTCGGCGTTCATGTCTTCCCCGCTGTCGGCGGACGAGCAGGACGAGTTCCTGTCCACAATGAACCTGTTCCGCGAACATGAGAATGAATACGGGTTCTACAAGATCAAAATCCCGGATATCACGTCCCTGGCAGCCCCCGAGGCTAACGTCAAGGCGGCACTGAAAGCATTCAAGGCGGCAGCGTCCACGCTCGGGTTCCTGAACCGTAAGTTCAATGTATTGAAGGTTGCTAATCATTCTAAGATTAGTGATCTTCACCTGTTCCTCACCCCAGAGGCCCGTGCTAATATCGATATCGAAGCTCTGGCCTACATGTTCCACATCGACAAGGCCGAGATCCCCTTCCGAGTCCATGAGGGTATGCAGGAGCACTTCAATATCCCAGGCTTCCAGGCAGCTCTGGTTGACAAGAACTTCTTCGTTATCGCAGATACCCTTATCCGAAACGGCAAAATCCGCAACGAATTCGGTCTGTACGAGAACCGCGTATTCCATCACCACCAGATCTACGGCACTTCCCTATTCGCTAACGCGATCATGTTTACTTCTAACGAAGTTACGCCAGAGACGAATATGCGGCGGAGTAGTGTTACTGGGCTAGGGGAGACGCTGACTATTACTGACCCGGAGACCGGTAATGCCGTTACTGAGGTTCTCAAGGGCCACATCTATCAGCTGTCCACTGAAATTTTGGTTGATGATCCCAAGCTTTTGGGTAACCACGGCATTATTTGGACTATGAGTACATCGTCTAGCAACCGCACTTATGTTACTGAGGATGGGGTTTTGCATGTTGGGCGTAATGAGAACTGGGCGGACCTTGGTGTGGACGCTAAGGTTGAGGATGCGCGGTTTATTTCTAAGCATTATGCGATTAAGGTTAAGCAGTCCTGATGTTTATGGCACGTAAGAATGGCACTTCTGGCGTCGGGGCGGCTCATGCAGCTGTGTGGGCGCTAGTAGGGCACCTGGATAAAGTTCTTCCTTCTACGTTCTGGTTTGGACAGGGGAAGGGTGAGCCTAATTATGATGCAAACGGCAAGGACTTGAACTATGAACATAGTTCTGGTTACGCCTTGGACGTGATGATCACTGATCTTGGGGCTTCTCCTTCTAAGATCGAGTTGGCTAATGCGTTGAAGTTGTGCTCTTGGGCTCAGAAGAATGCTTCTGCTATTGGGTTGAAGTGGATTATTTTCTCGCCTTACCAGGATGGCTATGCGTATTCGTGGAATCCTGCTAGGGGTACGTGGAAGCGGCTTTATTCCGGTTATGGGAATAAGTCTGCGGCTCATATGGATCATGTTCACTTTTATCTCCGCGGTACTAGTTTTGGGGTTATTGACGACTCCCCTCTTCAGTCGTCTGTTGAAAGGAATGTTGAAGATATGACTGTTCAGGAGCTTCATAAAGAGTTGAATGATAATCCTATGATGAGTCTTATCGCTTCTCGTATTGGCATGGTTGCTACTGCCTTGGATAAGGTTGTTAAACAACTTGATGTTGTGAGTGAGAAACTCAGCAAGTAGGTTAATGATGAGTCCTGTCGTTACTGAGGGGCTCCTTATAGCAATCCTCACTCTGATGGGTGCCGTGCTTACTCAGCTACTCATCAGGGTGGGGAACCTTGAGAAAAAACTCGAGCACGAGCAATCAAGAGTCAAAATTCTATGGGGCGCCTTCAGAAAACTTGTAGACATGTATTACAGGTTTCGTAAACCAGATGCCCCTGACCCACCAGAACTACACGAAATATTTGAGGACGACTAATGATCGAACTAGCAACAGTTGGTTCAGTAGTGGCAGCAGTTAATCTCGCCAAGCAAGCTGGCCTTCCCAAGGCCCTTAATGGCGTGTTGGCGATTATTCTCGGTATCGCTTTTACTCTTCTTGTGGAGGGTACCGGCAATGTGTCAGCCAGTATTGCTAAGGGCATTGTCCTAGGGCTTGGCGCTAGCGGCGCCCATGACCTCACTACCGGGAAACCTGATAATATTGCTGCATGAGTAGCTACATAACTGACGTACCCGCAGAAGTCTCTTCTGCGGGTACGTCTTTTTCTTTTGACGTATGGACGCCAGGCACTGTCGTTACATTGTGCAACGTGCCGTGGGATGCACAGTACAATAATATTGTTGATTTTCCAGACACGAAAAGTCTTATAGATTATCTATCCATCAGCCCTGGCCCGAAGATTAAATTTGACCGCCTATCTTACGTGCGCCCAGAACAGGATATTCATCTTAACATCGGCGTTGCTCAAGCATATAAATACAATTATATCCACGTTTATAACCCACTAACCCATTCTGATACACCAAATGATTTTTTCTATTTCATTAAAGGTGTGCAGCATATAGCCCCTAACACAACAGCGTTTCATCTTCAAATTGATATATGGAATAGCTTCCGATGGGGGATGAAATTTGGCCGCTGCTATGTGGAACGATCACATTATGCTTTTGCGGTTTCAAATGCAGGACAACCTAATATGTTGAAGAACCTTTTGGTTCCTGAGGGGCTCGATTGTGGCGCCGATATGGTTGAATCTAATTTTATTAGAAAAAAGATTAAGCAACCAGGCGAAGTTACCGATCTTGCAATAGTTTTTATATCAAGCGCCGACCTATCTACTGACCCCGGTTCAATTGAATCTCCTAATCTTTCCACAAGCCCAGGCACAAAAGTACAATTGTATAATAATACCCGCGACGGTAGTGGTAGAGAGTTTACTAACGTTGTAATAGGCGCTGACATATGGGGTTGCTCTGTTGAATCCTTTGCTGATGTTATGACTGCGTTGAAGAGAGTTCCGTGGGCCTCTAAATCTATTTACGGTGCTTATCTTGTGCCGGCTTATCGAAATATTAGGGGAGTGACTCCTGAAAAGTTTCTTGACCATAATCCTAATGTTGGTAAATTGTATGAAGGAACTTGTATTTATTATGAAGATATTGTAAAAGACCTCACGTCGGAGCTTATGTCTCATATACCTGATCGCTATAAGAGGTTGATGAAGTTTGCTACGTATCCGTATTCAGCTATTGAGTTGACTACATATACTGGCACGCCTATTATTTTGAAGCCGGAACTTTTTAATGCTAATAGGTATGCTGTAGCGATTAATATTAGCGTTGTGCCGCCTAGCCCAAGAGTGGTTATTTACCCTTTGGATTATGGGAACCGCGGCCAAAATAGAAATACCTATAACGGTTTCTATCTTGATTCATGCACCATGGTGATGAACTTCCCCTCGCTACCTATCACTAATGACTCATACACCGATTACCTTGCTAGCAACCATAATTCAATTGCGTTCCAGCACCAGTCGGCTGATTGGGCCCAACAGCGAGCGTTGATGGGCGCTAATACAGCTTTTAGCAATTCTATGTTGGGTATTGACGCGAATAATCAACGCACGAATACTCAGATTCATACGAATACTATGCAGGCTGGGCTTGCTTCTGAGACGGCTAATTATAAGGCAATTCAAAATGGTATTAATGCGGGCGTTAATGGTATTGCTTCTATGGCTGGCGGTAATATACTTGGTGGTGCGCTTTCTGGAGTAATGGGTGTAGGTAATGCTATTGCTGATAATGCTATTCAGCAAAACCAGATTAGCGGGAATCTTGGGATACAGAATTATTCTGCTTCTGCTAATAATAATATTACTAACAATCTTTCTCGCGGGATAGCCGACGCCAACCTTGCCCTCGCAAAAGCAACCGCGGCAGGCGATCACGCAAACACTATCGCCGGCATTAACGCCAAAGTACAAGACGCAAAAATGCTGCAACCATCCGTCTCAGGCCAACTTGGCGGCGACTTCCTCACTATTTGCCTTGAGCAAGGCATGACGGTGAACTTCCGATTCAAGAGGGTTGATGATTCAGCCGTAGAGCGGCTAGGGGAGTATTGGCTGCGTTACGGTTATGCTCTTAACCGCTATGTGAATATTAAAAATATTAACCCGATGACTAATTTCACATATTGGAAGCTTGCCGACGTTACTATAAAGACTCTTTATTGCCCCGAGGTGTATAAGCAAGCTATTATGGGTATATTCCTTAAAGGAACAACGGTGTGGCGTAAACCTGAATTTATTAATGATCTTGATATTGCTGAAAATGAAATAGTAGGTGGGATAGGTAGTGTTGTTCTATGAGTAATTTTGGTGACCTTCATCAGGTGATGGCTAATCCTAGGGACACTCTAGCTAAATTTGTGCCCCGGAAAGCGGCATCACTAGATACTATTCGCATTAATATGTATCTAGGGAAAATAATGGAATGGGCGATAACACGTTTTACGTGGAATAACCTTCCAGATACTGTCGATGCTCGGTATATTGAATCCACACTAAACACCGCCGGTATGTGTATTTTCTATTATGATGCTCGTTACGGCAAGCACTTGTGTGTTGCGGCTAATCCTATTGGCGACTATGACGTTTACGGGAACAGTTATAAATACCAAACTGAAAGCTATGGTAAATACTACGGTCTAACTATTGAGGCCGAAGACTGTGTACCTATATGGCACAACCTCGCGCATATGCATGACCAACTAATATATCTCGATTACGCCACTCGCCTTTCGGATATTGAACAGACTCTAGATATCACTGCGAAAAATATGCGAAACCCGAGGATTGTTTCATGCCCGCCAGGGCAGCGGCAAACCTACGATAATGTTTTGCGGGATATTGAACGCGGAGCGCCTGTTATTTATGGCGGCGAAGCTCTACTTCAAAACGATGAAATTAAAGTGCTTGACCTTACGGTTAACCCTGCCTATCTAGAACACTTGCGTGACGAGCGCGATTCTATCTGGAGGGATTGCCTCACTTTCCTTGGCATCAATTCGACCAATGAAACCAAGGCTGAGCGTATGATTAGTGATGAGGCAGGAGCGCGTGACGGGCAGCTTGCTATTGCCCGGGCAAGTATGTGGAAATCTCGTGATATGGCATGTAAGCAAATTAATGATAAATTCGGATTGGATATTTCAGTTGAATGGTCGTTTGAAGAAGAAGTTCTTCCAGATATTGAGGAAGTGAATAATGGCGAAATATACGATGGAGCTTCGGGACGCGCTGAAGTACGCAAAGACTCTGGAGGTGAAAACCGGGCTTGAGGATTACCCTATTTTCGCGGAGGAATATCGCGAAACACTGAATAAGAAAATTATTGATCATTATTATTTTGAAGAGATAGGTTATGAAACCGCAGATATGTTCTTCTACGCGCTAGGGGAACGTATGCGGCTTATCATGCCCATGATGAATAAGGCCTATCTTGCAATTAATAATGCGCAAGACATTTTCCGCACTTATGAAACGAACAACACGAGCAGCGGCAATACGGAAACGAGTGGTACGCAGTCAGCAAACGTTAAAGGAACTGGAACTGCTTCTTCCCGCAACGTAAACTCTTCATTCCCACAGCAAATGTTGAGTGTTAACGGCGATTACGCAACCGCAGCAACTGATAGTAATTCTAAAACTGGTAATACGTCAACTACTTCCTCCAGTAGCGGCACCAACACAACGAGTGGAAGCACTGCTTCTAGTTACGGCCGTAGCGGCTCTATTGCTTCGCTGCTTGGCGAGTACCTTGAGTCGTATATGAATATCGACCAGCATATAGTGATGTCGTTGAATGATCTTTTTATGCAGGTATGGAGCAGTGGTGAAAGCCTAACTCCCGATGATAGTATGTTTTATTATGCACCATATTTTGGAGGTTATTGGGTATGAGTGAGCCGGTACTGCCCCTTATGGGTGAGTGGGGGCCGTTTAACAGTGTTACTCCTTTCACTAAGGTAGATAATTATACTTATCTTGAGATTCTGCATCAGCTGAAGAACAAGATTAATGAATTTATCACGTATGCCGGTACGCAGGATAAAAAGATTATCGAGTTCCGTGACCGTGTATCTAAGCAGATTGATGAATTCACTAATAAATTTGTGCATCATACTGTGAGCGACGTTAACGGGGTCATTCATTTTGCTATGATGAACGGCCCAGAATTGTTGATGTATGATAAAGCATACATCGATACGCTGTCTGCTAGCATTGACAATAACATCACACAGACAGATAACAAACTTCGCGAGAAACTGACTAATGATCTTAAAGAGTTGAATGATACTCTTAGGTTGTTTATTGCTGATGAGAAAAACAAACTCAAACTACAACTCGATACAGATATTAACCGTGTTGAAACCATCGCTAATTCAAAAGCAAATCGCTACTATCACGTTGTCACCGACTATGGTGCAAAAGGTGATGGGTCTACGGACGACACAGAAGCTATCAAACGAACAATTACTGCTGCTGGCAAGGGTGGCCATATCTACTTCCCTCATGGAATCTTCAAAGTAACTACCGAGCTCGAATTCTTGCCCGATCAGCGTATTGACGGTGCAACTGCATCATGGGGTGATAACTCACCGAATTCTGCCATATTCTTTGATATTAGGGACGGCAATGGTATTAGCTGCAAGTATGGTAATACTTTTACTAACCTGCGTATTGATGGGCCCGGTCCTTCCCGCACTAATTGCATCGGTCTTAATTGTGCTAATTATGTTACAGTAAGGGATTGCAGTTTCTATGGCTGGTATACCGCAAATAAATTCAAGCAAAACTGGTATACCGAAGTAGAGCGGGTGAAATACCAAGGTAACCGACTTGCAATCGACGCAGAATACTGCTACAACCTCACCATCAAATCTCCTCACATCATTGCAGACGAGGGGTCAAAATCCTACAAATATGGGATCAAGGCTACCGAAGCAACGATGATGACCATACATGGAGGCTCCATCGAGTCCTACGAGATAGGCATCGAGATGGGACTAGGTGTTTCCGTGGCTTGTTTTGGTGTATACTTCGAAACCGATAAAGAAGGACGAGCAGACAACCGACGCGGAGTGATCTTCTCATCGCCAAAGAGCAATCTGCTCATGATGGGATGCCAAGTGTATCTCACCAACCATAAGTCCTTTATTGATGCTACCAATCAGACATGCGGTGAAACCATCACATTGATTGGCAACAAATACAAAGCAGGAGCTAACGGCACAGTATCTGCTGGCTATGTTATCGACTGCCACGAAAATAACACCGGCTTCCTGAAAATCAACTCCATCGGAGACAACAACTCACAATCCGACCACAATATCTACAAATACCGACGAGAAAACGTACCGCCCGGAAGCCTTATCAGTGACCCAAGCCACTTCTTCCCTTACCGCGGAGGATGGGAAGGATTGAGGGCTGGCAAATTCGTGGTAGCTCCGGCAGAAGGAGCCATCGTCACCGGCGCAGGAACTAATCTTCCAAAGTTCGGTGAGGGTATGAATAATCCAGTTGGTGTCCTTTTCTGGCATACCGGTAAGAATAAGCTAGTGGTGTTTAACGGAACTGATTGGGTAGACGTGAACGGAGGCTCGATCTAAATGAGTTGGGGATCCGGGGATATGATGGTGCTGATTAGATGCATAGGTACCGTTGAATCAGATATGAACTATGGTGTTGTATTCTTGCAAGACCCGATCACCATTGGTTTTATGCAATGGTACGGTACCAGGGCCGGGAAAATTCTTGAAAAAATCAAGCCAGCCGTTGGAACTGCTATATGGGCCAAAATGCCAACCCGTATAGCAAGCCGTGTCGGTCGTATCCCCGGGTCCGATAGCTCATGGAATAGTTTCTGGGTGCGACGCGAAGAAGTACCCGGCATCAAGGCCGTCATGACCTCCGCACAAGCCAAGGCAGTGCAGAACAAACAAGCAGTAGATGACATGGAGGCCTACCACCAGCAAGCACTGAAACGCGGACTGGACAGGGCAAAGAACCCCAAAGTGTTTATCTTTTGGTGCACAATCTTCCATCAATACCCCGTCGGCGCAGACCGTGTTATCAAAGCAGTTGGACCTAACGCATCACTACAGGCGATGTATAATAACACGATTCATCAGCCGTGGCTTAGGAAATACAAAAGCCGGTACGACAAGGCCATGGCCGTCATCAACAAATACGACACAAGCCCACTTCCAGGCATAGCCGGTAGCGGCAACGCTAGCGGAAGCGTAGAAGTCGACCCGCCGCCCGCCGGAGATAATTCGAGTTCTGGAAGCAACGATGATGATAGTTCGGGCAATATCAACATTAAGTTTCTAGAAGAAATAAACGGTGAGCGCTACCTCGTCTACAGCGACAACAGTCGCGACGTCCTCGTCAAAGGAAACGGCGGAATATGGACCATCAAAGGTGGAAAACACTCCGGCAAGGTCCCCGGTGACGATGACGATGACGATGACGAT